GTACAATGCCAAGAGCCAACCCTTACAAGTTAACGAGTGGTTGCAGATGACAGAAACATCTGCCCCTCACCTATTTAAGAATTCCTCTGGTAGTGGAGCGTCTGGTGGCACTGGACAAGCAACACGCAGAGTAAACTTGAACGATCAATCGTCCATTGACAGGCAATCCCTAGAGGATTTAGCCAGTGGAAAATTGTCGTTTCATAGAGGCGAATAGTCAGTCACTAAAGGCTGATTTGATACTTTGGTGGTCTTGAAATTACAGATCACCAAAGACCCAGAATACGGTGTATTCAACTTGCTACGGTGTAGCAAACCCCCAACCTAAACCTAAACCTAAAAGGAGTATTGTTATGGCAAATTCTATGACAAATATTATGCCTAAGATCCTTGCTAGGGGTTTGTTAGCCCTAAGAGAGCAAGCGATTATGCCAAGGGTAGTCAATCTTGACTATTCTAACGAAGCGTCCATGAAGGGTGACACAATCGATGTGCCAATCCCATCATCTTTAGCGGTTTCCGCTGTCGCACCATCGAACACACCACCATCAGCGGTGGACAGTTCGCCAACTAAAGTCCAAATATCACTAGACCAGTGGTATGAAGCTCAGTTCCATATGACAGACAAAGAGCTTGTAGAGGTAGACCGAAATGAACATTTCGTACCAATGCAAATGTCTGAAGCTGTTAAAGCAATGGCAAACAAAATTAATACGACTGTACACTCACAGTACACAGGCGTTTATGGTTTTGTCGGTGCATCAGGAACAACACCTTTTGGCTCAACAGTAGCCGACGCAACAAACGCTCGTAAGGTTCTTAATCAGCAATTATGCCCAAGAACTGACCGACGTATGATCTTAGACTTTGACGCAGAAGCAAACGCACTTGGGCTTGATGCCTTCAACCGTGTGGATGCAACTGGAGAGCAAGGGGCAAAGATACAAGGTGAGATTGGACGTAAGTTTGGTTTCGACATTTTTACAGATGACGCAATCGTATCCCATACAAAGGGTGGCTCTGGTACTCCATTGGTTAATAATGGTTCTGGTATCGCTGTTGGGGCAACACAAGTTGCTATCGATGGTATGACAGGCTCTAACGGCTTTGTGGTAGGTGATATCTTAGTATTTGCGGGACACACACAAACATACGCTGTTACGTCTGCACCAACCGCTTCTGGTGGGGCACAAACTGTAACTGTTGCACCATCAATCCAAACCATTGTTGCTGATAATGCTTCTGTAACCGTTAAGGCTAACCACGTTGTTAACTTAGCGTTCCACAGAGATGCGTTTGCATTAGCAATGCGTCCTTTAGCGGGTGCTACTGGTGGGGATGCTTATGGCTCACAAATGGTTTCTATGACAGACCCAGTAACAGGTCTTTCAATGAGATTGGAAGTAAGCCGACAGCATAAGCAAGTCGTTTATTCTTTAGATGCACTTTGGGGCGTAAAACTTATACGTCCAGAACTTGCAGTAAGAATAGCGGGATAAAAAAGAGGGGGTGGGAAACTGCCCCCTTTTCCTAAGTTAAGGAGAGAAGAATGGCAACTCTAAGTATGTTTAAAGATGGCAACCACGCCATTGTTGACGACCACCAAGTATCGGATTTTGAAAAAAAGGGTTGGACAACAACAGAAACAATTAAAACTGCCAAGCCAAAAAAAGCGAAACGAGCCAGAAATGCGGATGGAACGCTAAAAGGTGATGACAAATCTACCCCCGATGTCAACGAGGCTTGGGAATAAAAGTAAAAGGGATGTTGGATGCCGATAACATTGGTCGTGGAAGACGGATCTGGACTGCACAATGCGAACAGTTATGTGAGTGTAGCCGATGCAAACACCTTTAACACAAACCGCCCATTTGCAACATCTTGGCTTGCAGTCGGCTTGGAAGATAAAAACAGAGCCATTACGATGGCAACACGGTTACTTGATGAGCATATAAATTGGTATGGTCAAGCCGTAAAGACAAGGGATACAAGCGTATCCAGTGCCGACAGACAGGCATTGATGTTTCCCCGCAATGGGCTATCCGATGCCGATGGGTACGCAATCGATCACAAATCAGTTCCAACATGGTTAAAAGAAGCTACATCCGAATTCGCACGATATTTAGCCGTAGAGGATAGAACGCTTGATTTTGGAACAGCGGGATTTTCAGAAATTAAATTAGGGTCACTGAACCTTAAAGTTGATGCCGATGACAGAGTGGCAGTCATTCCAAGAGGGGTAGCCCACATGGTCGGTCAGTATGGGCGTATGCGTTATGGTGCATCGTCAAGATTAGTGAGGGTTTAAAAATGCCCGCAGGGACAGTCAATTTAACGTGTGATCAAGGTGCTACATTCGACCGTACAATTATTTGGCAAACGTCGGGTGGTGTGCCTGTTAATCTTACTAACTATGGTGGTCGCATGGATGTGCGATATGCAAGTGCAAGTGATGCAGACTTACTATTGTCCCTCACGGTCGCAAACGGAAGAGTTAGTGTGTCAAATGCCAGTGGTGGTGCGTTTCGACTCCTCATTTCATCGGTAGACACAGCGTCATTGGTAGCGGGCGAATATTATTACGACTTTGAAGCCTACGACAACTCATCGCCACCAGTAGTTACACGACTTATTCAAGGTACATTTACAGTCACAGCGGGGGTAACGACATGACAGATTATGTAGTCCAAATTGTTAACGAAGCCCCAACAGTCACGGTGAGTGGCGATACAATAACCGTAAGTACATTTCAGTACCCACCCGACGCATCAGCTACGGTAAAAGGTGTGGCAACCTTTGATGCAGGGAACTTTTCAGTTGTTAATGGGAACGTGAGCTTAACCCTAGCAGATGGCGGTACGTTTTAATGGCATTTACAATAAAATTAAAAAGAAACTTACAGTCAGGGGTTGTCCCAACAACTACCCAAATAGAGCAAGGTGAATTAGCCCTAAACCTTGCAGACCGTAAGATATTTTTTTCAGACGGTACAAATGTTCAGCAAGTCTTAGGACATTTTACAGGGGCAACCGCCCCAACAAACCCTGTTCCTCAAAGGGGTGACCTCTGGTACGATACAAATAACAGCCTTCTTAGAGTTTATAATGGGACAACTTTTGTAAGTCTTATTGCGTCTGGCGAGGTTTCGTCAAATATCGAACAACTGGCGAATGTTACAACAAGCGGTTTAGCTAACGGAAACGTGTTTGTTTATAACTCAGCCCAATCCAAATGGATAAACGCTACATCTGTTCCCAAAGCGGGTCAGCTAAATATTGCAAGAGCTATTGCGTTAGCGGGGGATGTTACTGGAACTGTAGATTTTGATGGAAGTGGAGATGTAACTTTAACCACAGTTATTGCCGATGACAGCCATAATCATACAATCGCAAACATAGACAGTTTGCAAACAAGTTTAGATGCAAAACTAAACGCAAATGCAGTGTCGAGTTTTATGTTGGCGGTTCTTAACGATACAGGTGTAGCAGAGGTTCGTAGTTCTCTTGGATTGGCTGATGTAGCTTCTACTGGGGCTTATGCGAACCTAACTGGCACTCCTACTATATCAACAGTCGGAACAAGCGGTGCTTACGCTGATTTAACTGGGAAACCAACATTAGTAACATCTTTAGATGGATTGAGCGATGCGGGCGTATCTGGGGCAAGCACAGGGCAAGTCTTACGGCACAATGGGTCAGCCTTTGTAAACGCCCAACTTGCCTACAGTGATATAAGCGGGACTCCAACAAACATCTCGACGTTTACCAACGATGCAAATTATTTAACAACTGCGGGTGGAACAGTAACCAATTTGGTTGTCAGTGGCGATTTGACAATAAACGGCACAACGACAACGGTAAATACAGAAGAAATCAACTTAGCAGACAATAAAATACTTTTAAATTCTAATTATTCGGGTGGGTCACCTTCTGAAGATACTGGAATTGAAATTAACCGTGGGTCATTAGCAAATAAAACGCTTATATGGGACGAAGCCAACGACAAATGGACAGTTGGGTCTGAAACTTTTGTAGCGGGAACATTTGAGGGGGCGTTAACTGGGGAAGCCTCTTTAGCAACAGCTTTGGCTACAGCCCGAAACATTGCTTTAACAGGCGATGTCACTGGCACAGTAGCGTTTGATGGTTCTGGCAGTGTCAGTATGACAACGACCGTTGTGGACGATTCACATAATCACACAATAGCCAATGTCGATGGTTTGCAATCAGCCTTAAATGCTAAAGTCTCGTCCAGTACTATTTCAACCTTTGGTGCAAGTTTAATTGACGATGTAACAGCGTCCAGTGCTAGAACAACTTTAGGTTTAGCAACCGTTGCTAATTCTGGGTCGTATTCTAATTTATCGGACACACCGTCCAATGTTAGCACGTTTACAAACGATAGCGGGTATTTAACTTCAAGCAGTAACATTGCATCAGCCACAAAACTAGCGACAGCTAGAGCAATTACCTTGTCTGGAGACATGACAGGCACAGTGAATTTTGACGGCACGCAAGATGTGACAATTACCACAGTTATTCAAGACGATAGCCACAGTCATATTATAAGCAATATCGATGGCTTGCAAACAGCATTAGACGCAAAACTTGCCAGTTCATCGGTTACAAGTTTTGCTCTTACACTTCTAGACGATGGCAATGTTTCAACAATGCGAACAACCCTTGGATTACAAACAGTTGCATCGTCTGGTTCATATAATGATCTTTTTAACAAACCAACAAACATTTCAACCGCAGATGCCTTATCGACAGCACGAAGTATTACTTTAGCGGGCGATATTACTGGAAGTACAACATTTGACGGTTCAAATAGCGTTACAATTACAACCACCATAGCTGATGATAGTCATAATCATATTATCGGGAACGTCGATGGGTTGCAAAGTGCGTTAGATGCAAAAGTAGCATCGTCAACAGTAAGCACATATGGTGCAACTCTTATTGATGATGCAGACGCAACAACGGCACGAACAACACTTGGATTAGCAACGGTCGCATCAAGCGGTTCATATAACGACCTAAGTAACAAACCAACAAATTTAGCCACATCATCCGCACTCGCTACTGCGAGAGATATAGCCTTAACTGGTGATGTCACTGGAACGGTAAGTTTCGATGGTTCGCAAGATGTAAGCATAACAACAACAATAGCGGATGATAGCCACAACCACACGATTGCAAATGTTGATGGATTGCAAACTGCCCTTACCGCAAAAGTAGAAACCTCGACTGTTAGCAGTTTTGGTGCTTCACTTATTGATGATGCGAATGCAGGGACGGCACGAACCACATTAGGTCTAGCCACCATAGCATCGTCAGGGGCGTACAGTGATCTTTCTGGCACACCAACAAACATTGCAACAGCTACAACTCTACAGACAAGCCGTACAATCTCTCTGGCAGGGGATGTAACTGGGTCAGTCGGGTTTAATGGTTCAGCCGATGTATCGATAACGGCAACTATAGCCGATGACAGCCATAATCATAC